CCGGTTGCGATTCCGCCGAGTGCCGTCAGTGATGCCAGCGTAATCAGGCCACCGATGGTCGACGCCATAATCCCGGTAACTCGCGATGCCACGTAGCCCTCAATCGAATAGTCCTGCTTAAAATCCCAGTCTGCACGTCCGATCACGACTCCGAGCCGGTCGAGCACGTCCTTGTGCTGGGAGGTGGCTTTACAGGTGACTTTCTGGACGTTGATCGAGGCGTCAATATCCTGGTCAACGCCGATCGTATACCCGGTCAGATTCGTTAAAACTATCCCGCCGCCGCCTGCCATCTTAGATTACCTCCGTACTACGGTGTGAAAGAATCGGGATAGCCATATTACCAAGTTCAATTTGTCAACTTTTACGCCAAGCCAGCGAACACCTTGAGTTCACGGATATTGTGGCGCCGATCGCCGACGTCCTGCTGGGTTTTGGGGATGTTCTGCCACCCGAGATAGCCAAGTCCCGCGGTTATCAAGGCAGCCAGCATGTCGGAGGTCGGTTGCGTGGTGAGCAGGGTATCAATAGCCGTCATGGTCGTCTCAACGCCTGCAACGCCGTTCTGGCCGCTAATCGATGTGTACTCGATCGTGGTCACCAGTTCATAAATCGGGTTTCGCCCATCGGCATTCTGAACGACTGAGTGAACCACGCAGTACGGCGTCTCGAGTACCGGCTCATTATCCTCAAAGCCGACGAAGACGTGCAGTCCGTCAATTGTAGCAAGGAGCGAGGCGATTGCCTTATCAACCAGCAATTCAATCATTTACCCAAACTCCTGAACCAGCGAGATGTTCCAGTAGGTGCCATCGTCATCGACGGATTTGACTCTCAGGTTAACTCCGCGAAATACCGCGAGTGTGTTCTGTGGTGGTTGCGTAGAAAGGTCACATTTGAGTACGCAGACTGGGATGTTTTCCATATCCAGGGCGCCGCCCTGGACGAACTCGAGCATACCGCTCAAGCCGCTGCCAGGAACGCAAGGATAAGAGACACCAGCGAGGACTACGGTTTCGTTCCGCTTTGTCTGAACGAACCGCGCCGCTGCGACGAACGGATCCATTTCATTTGTACTGTGCCGACGCGATGTAGAGCACGGTCAACGGGAATGACGGCGCAGTTCCACCGACTGTCGCGACACATTGCAGAAAACCTAAAGACGCCTCAGCACCGATGTTTGCGGTCAAAAGACCACCCGCAGTAGCAAAGGCCATGGCGCCGCCAGCGTTCACCCAACCACTCGTTCCGTTCGCGCTGGTTTGCACCTGGAGCGAGAGCGTTCCGGTTGAGCTTCCCGGTGTGCCAACTCTGGCAATAACACCGATCTGGCCCGTCAACCCGGCCGTAGGAACCGCGGCACCGGTAGCAGTAGCCGCAAGGGTTTCTGCCTCAATCAGAATCCCGATAGTCTTGCTCGTGATATCATCCATACTCAGCGAAAGAGTGCTTAGGCTTATTGAGCGCCTGAGTCAGTCGAGTAGCAGAACGATTGCGGCCGCCGAATACCGATATCCATCATGAGCCGGATCGTCACGACAATTTCACCAGTTCCAGCTTTAGTGTATGGATCAGTGACAACATCGATTCCAGCCCAGTTGGCGATAAGCAGATCCGCCCAATTGCCGAAAATTACCTTGTTTGACGGGACCTGGTTGGTTGCAAACGCGCCGTAGCCGTTCACTAGATCTCCAGCCTCCCAAAGATAGACCGGGTAATTGACTGCCTTGGTTACACCTTTCCAAGCGCCTCTGACACCCGGTGTGGTGATCCATTTCATGGTGCTGACGTCGGCATCCAGTGCTGCGATAGCAGATTCAAACGCAAGGATCTTTGCCCAGGTCGCGGTTGCTCCAAAGGTCACCGTTTCGGGTGCTCCTCCCACGATCGGCAAATTAAGAATCCCGGTCGGCTGCCCACCGGCTCCAGAGCCGTTAATAGCTGCCAAATCCTGACCGAGTGCGATAACAACGTTCAGATCGTTTCGGACCAAGCCCTCAACGTCGATCGATGACTGGGCGATTAACTGTTTGCTGAAAATCGTCTGCGCAGTGGCAGTATGTGGAGTCAAGGAAAATTGACCGAACGTCTGGTCTGACTCGGTAACGGCTGCATTCTCAGCCACCCATTGCATTGTCGCGGCGCCAGTCTGGCGAGGAATCAGGACATTGCCCTGGAGTCCGCCGAGATAGCGCGCGCCGGCCGCCATCACGAACATCTTGTGCCGGAGCAAGTCCACTAGCTCAGTCCCGAGCAATTCGGATTCAACCGTGTAGCCGCCGCCGGCATTAGTCAGCGTGGCAAGGTCACGAGTGAGAGCAAACTCAGGAATGAAAAATCCACTTGGCGAACGGCCCGTGCGCAACTCAACGTCACGCGAGAGTTCCTTTTCAACTCCGGTCAGGCCCTGGCCATTTCGGTCCGATGATTCTCGTATCGCTTTAACGAGGGAATAACGCTTAGCCGTTTTATTTGGGACGGTAACTACTCCTACGCTGGAGCCACCTTCTACGCTTGGCGTTGCACCCTTGGCGAGTTCGCGCAAAACAAAGTCGTTAAACTCAGCAACGCTTTTGCCAGCTTTGATCGCCTCCTCTGCGTGCTTGTCCATCCCGTTAAACGCGCGGCCGGCTTCGGAGATGCTGCGAATCCTGGTTATTTCGTCAGTTCGAACACTCTGACGGATAGCCTCCTGATCCACTTTGATTTCGGGTTTCGATTCGGGTTTCGGCTCGGTCTGCGTTTCCATTGTAGTTGCTCTAGATTGTTCGATTTTGTCAACTATTGTAACGTCGCGATGGTTTAGTTCTTGCTCTCGACCAACGCCAACCGACGTATCGGCCGGAATTGAAACCATGGAGAGTTCCATCGGTTCCCAACTCGTTACCCGGAACGTTTTGCTGTCCTTGGTTTCCGCAATCTTATCCATCGCGTCGATCATGTAGCCGACCGAAACGTTGGTCTTGATTCCATCCAGGACATCTTGAAAGACTTGCTCGGCGTCCGGGTTCTTGGAGAATCGAACAGTAGCATAACCTTTGCCGCCTTTGATCTCTGTGGATTCAATCACGCCGATCTGACGGGACGGGTCGTGGTTATCCAGGAGTGCGGCTCTGTTAGCGAGCCTGGTCAGATTTACCTCACCGGCATTGTGTCCGAGAATCTCTGTACCAAACCACCGATTATAAGGCTGCTCGCTCGAGAATGAGAGCGAGACCGTCCGTGCCTCTTTGTTGATATCGCCTGACTGGATCCCAACGGAACGGTGGAGGACGGGTAATTTCATTGACTTCCTAAAGTTTCGGCTTGTCAACTACGCATCTGTCGGCGTCGGCTTATTTACCACGTCAATATCGTCGTCATCGGCCTGCATTGGCTGCTTGCCAGCTTCCATCGGGTTTTTCATGTCGGTGATGAACTCGAGCCCTAGTTCTTTCGCCAGTTCTTTCTCCTCCGCGAGCTCCTCGTAGACGTCGTTAATGTCGCCACCCTGGCTCTCAATGATCGCGGTTTTGGATTCGAACCCGGCATTATTCCCCATGATATTACTGGTGATATCTTTCTGCGGATCGACCCACGCCCAGCGCCGGCCGCGCCACTTGGAACAGCTGGCCAACTCCTCTGCGTCACCGACCGTAACACCGCCGGCTTTGATCTTTCCGGCCATGATCGCCAATTTCAGCCACTCGAGGAATTCGCGGTGCTTGTACTGGGCCAGAAACCATTCCTGCACCCCTAGCCACATGTCGCGTTCGTCCAGTTCGCCACCACGCAGGCTCGAGTAATTGACGCCCTCTAAGTCGCCGAACGTCGTGTTGTAGCCGACGCCAAGCCCGCATGCGACACCGCGCAAGATGCCTTTCCGGAACTCCGGATAGTTAGCGCTCGGGTGCTGAGGATCCCACGATTTAAAGTCGACTCCGGTCGGCAACTGCTCCAGGCTCCCGGGTGACGCCTCCATCACGATCGAGCCATCTGTGTCACTGCCCTCACCCGTATACTCCTGGTCAGTCGTCGTGGTAAAGAACCCCATTTTGGCAGCGCTGACGCGAGCCGCAACAACCTCCGACTCCTCATATTTGGACAAGTGCCGGAGTCGTACTGCGGACGAGCACATCCAGGAAACACCGCGGCTCTGGCCAATCCTCTCTGTCACAAACGGGTGAATAATGTCGCTCGCTGGAATGACGATCCGGGTCATGTCCGGGAATAAATCACCGGGATGCTGTTTCCAAACATGGTAAGCAACCGGCTTGCGCCACGGGTCCATCTCAACTCCCATCCGGATGTAGCGAGTCGGCGCAAAATTCCAGTTGTAGTTCTCGTCCAACTGGTCTGCCTCAATCAACTGCATCGCAAACCTGAACGGATTATCGTACCCGCGCACCATCCGAACCAGACAGTCACCGTCGCGCGCAACGGAACGCAAGATCAGCTTGTCCGCCTCTACTCCACTCAATCGCCCGCTAACGTCATAGTTCCCTGGCCGGCGCCATTCCCTGTACGCGTCCTCGATCGCAGAGTTGAGGGCCTTATTTAATTTCCCGCGGGTCGATTTGACTTTCATCGAGAGCTTGAACCCCTGGTGGCCAATGACGTTCCCCTCGAGGTCTCGCAGAAACTTGCGCGTATAGTCGTCGTCACGCTCCAGTGCCCGTGTCCGGTTCCGGATCGGTCTAATGCCAGTCCGCGCCTCCTGGTCACTT